ATTTCGGATCACTTGATCCTACCCCTTGCCTAAGGGCTGGTCGTTGAACGTTCTTCATACACTGTTAATCACAGTGTTTAGAAGCTTCGCTGCTGATTTTCTCTATCCTTGTGTTTTTTAAACTTTCGCTTTGTCTTTCGACTCGCAGCAGTTTAAAATTTACACAAGATGTTCCAGCAATTAAAGAGATTTGCTATGCGTATTACTACGCAAAGGGTCAACTTTACTTAACCAAGTCAGAGAACCATTTACCTCTATACAGCTCTAGCCCATTCAATATTGAGTTTTCCATATATGAAATTTAAATTTAATTGTTATTGGGGTCTACGCAGTAATTGCGACGAAGCTACAGACCATAGTGGCTGTGCAGACCTGTTGTCTATTCTTTGTTTTGAACCACTTACTTTAGTTGAGTTTAAAGTATTTTTTAGTTTTTCAACAGCAGATGTCTCCCCGGTTTTGTTAGCAGTAGAAATTAATGCATCGCCTTTCATTGTAAAATAGGCGGATTCTATCAAATGTTTTGTAGAACTAGCATAGTCTTTTTGGTATTTTGTTCTACCATCAGGCTCAACTTTAAATATGTAGTCCATTAAAATCTGCTTATCGTTCTTGGGGATTTGAACGCCACGAATATCTGTAAGTGCTTCTATTTCATTTACAACGTTGTTGTAAAATTCTTGTTGTTCATTAATCATACGCTGCTTAGTGCTTTTCTGCTCTTCTAATAGCGCTTTTTGCTTCTCGGCTCTAATTTCTCTTAGAGATTCAACAGCGTCAGCAGCCTCGTCTTCTAAAATGTCAGCGTCTTCATATTTCTCTAATTTACGCTTAATCTGCTCCTCTGTAAATCCTTTTTCAAGTAAGAATTCACGAACAACGCGCTTCTGATTAGACTCTATGGATATATCTATATTCGATATGTCTGCGCTAGATCCGGCCTTTAACATATAATCCTCTATAGTTCCTCCATTTCTAACATACTCATCCATAGCGGCTATTTCGTCATTAGCGTATGATGGAGTGCTATTAGACTCTACTACTGACTGCATGAACTCAACAAGAGCCTCTACGGTCTTTGGCTTCTCTTCGTCAGTAATATCAGACCATCCAGCAGTTTCTGCTATTGCATCAAAGAAGGTGCTAACTACATCAGACATACCTCCTTCTGGCTGACCTTCATCGCCATAACCGCCATCGCTAGATGCGTCGCCTGCATCTGCAGTCCCTTGAACCTGTTTGTTAAACCCTCCTTCATCTGGCTTGTAATCATCAACGTCGGTATCCGCCTGATCCTCTGTCGGTCTAAATATGTTGTTTAGCAATGAATTGCTATCGTCGTCGACGGATGGCTCATTATTGCCTAAATTATCAGGTTCATTCTGCTGTCTATTAATTGTCTCAAACACAGCAGAGAATCCACTTAATACATCGTCTTGTGCCATAATTGTTTTGTTTTTTGTTTATACGTATAATATACTTTAAAATCGATTCTAAGGCCATTTACAGCCCTGTAGAGCGCATCTAATATAAATATAGATATATGGGTCCATATTCTACTTGATGCGCTTAGGAGGGCTTAAAATGCGTCTCAATCGTTGTTACTATCTTTAATTCTTTTGAATGCAGTGTCTAATTCGAATCTATCATGAAATGGCATAGGCTGCCCTGTACAGTCCATGTATGTTATGATTAGTGATGGAACTCCACCATTGACCGCAGTGTTTTTGTGAACGAATTTTACATTGTCAAGATTTATCAGTGTATTTGGTTTCAGCTCTATAAATTTACTCATATTATTTTTCTCCAGATGTTTTGTTTTTTAGCGCCGTGCTGGCCTTTAATCTTTCTCTCTCCAATGCAGCCTTGTCTTTCATAGCCTGTAATATCCTTTCATGAGCCATTCTTTCCTTTTCTAGGCTTATCTTTTTAGACTCTATATCTACTTTATGCTTTTCAGCCTCTCTCTGTGCAGATATTTTAGATTGCTCTAGCTTTGATTTATTGGCAAATTCCCTGGCTCTATTAGCAGCCTGCATTTGCTTATCCATGATTGTGGCTGACAATTGTGATTCTTTCATAGCTAAGTCTGCTATCTCCATGGGGTCGGGGATATTGTTTTGATTAGCATCAAGATCCTCTTGGAATCTATATGCACCAATCTCTGCAACAGTTATTTTTGTCTGAGCGTCGACATCTATCTTATATTTGTCAAGCATCATTTCTTGTTCTCTAAGAGCTAACTCTTGACGCTTAACCTCATTCTGAGCTTCGATAGCCTGCATTTGAGCTGAATTCTCAGCTTCTTGCTGTTGCTGCATAGTCTCCATTCGCTTTTGTTCTATGGATGCAAGCTTGTTCTTTATTTCTGATACATTCTCTAGTGTCATTATTTCAGCTACATCAAGCAGTGTTGCACCTCCTTGCATTGCTGGCTGATATAAGGATCTAAGCATTTCTATATTATTTAGATCTTTGTTTGAGTCTGTAACAAAAACATCATGATCTTCATAGAAGAAATTGTCTGATAATGTAGTAAATGCTCTAGACGAATCGCTGTATATGTATTGCAGGTAATGTCTGTCAGAGACTCTCCAAGCCTCTTTGGATACATCAAGTAATAGCTTTGTAGCATTCCTTTTTACCTGGTTATGAAGCCAGAACAGTGGCTCTGTTATTAATGAGGACTGCGTAACGGCTCTCTCAACAGATCCAACTAATTCTCTATTAGATACAGATCCTTGTCTTTGTTTTGTAACGCCAGAGATCTCTCCGACCATCTCCTCAATCTTCGCCATTAGATTTATATATTGATCTATGACGTTAGCCATTGTCAAGTCTAATTCAGTTATCTGGTTAAATGCAGATGCTTTACCTCCTTCTCTTCCAGGTATATCCCATCCTTCTTCATACGGATTGACAAAGTTTACGCCTACAGCAGACAAGTAGTGCATCCATTTTGCAGCGTCTATACCCATTGATTTCGGTATCTGTGTTATGTCCATTGTTATCACTTTGCCTTTATCCCTTGCCAAAGCAAGTTCTAATCTATACCATACTATGATATACATATACTGGAGTGGCTTCATAAGCGATACCAGTGATTTGGATTTTGAGTTGCTATTGCTGTAGATAGCTCCTACATACGGAAGCTTCTGAGAATTTAGATTCTCTCCATTAACATGTTGATATTCTAATGGCTGAATTCCTATATAGAAATCTTCTCCAACTTTATACCCTTCCCATATTTCTATAACCCATTTCCATGTAAGATCTATTTCATTTCCAACCTCCATATAGTCCTCTGATACTACTGTTTTTTGCATCTGGCCCATATCATCAAGGTATGTTAGAAATCCAACCTTCTTGTATGATCTCCATACAGCATGCCAAAGATCTAAATAGTCAGACGTTACATCAGATGAGTTGTAGATTAATCTTGTTTGCAAATGGTTATAGTCTACAGATGGGGAATCTTTGCCGTACTTTCCTGATTTAACGTCTGCACCGGACATCTCTAAAAGCTTGTCGAGGTCGCTTTCAGACATTTTATCATTAAGCCTGTCATATATTTCTGCAGCAGTCATTCTCATTCTACGTGCAGCATAGTCACCGTCTTCTATAAATTCTATATCAGGAGACGTGTCGTGGTATATGTAGATTGGATTCACCACTTCTAAGTGTGGTTCTCCATTGCGAATCCCAACATAATAAACCTCCTTCCCTGCTATTAGCAAGTCTTTGAATCCTTTATTGAATTCATGCTGTAGGTTTAATTTTTCTTTTAGAAAGTTTAATGCATGGTATGCGGCTGACTCTGCGACGTCCTTGTAGTCTTTTGACAGAAATTCAGATATTTTCTCTGGAGGCATAATCTCTCCACTTTGTAACGCAGCCTGGAATTCCATTGCCGCCTGTGGATCCATCTCTGCCATTATTCCTGCCATAATGTATTCTTGCAGCATAGATTTCATCTTCTCTTGAAGATCAGAAGCTGCAGACTGACTAGTTCGCATCACTTTAAATCTAAATGGCATCTTAGTTTCTTCTCCTATCAATAGGTCTATTTTAGGTCTAATTATATTGAAGTTTTGCGGTGATGCTGGGAATCCGTCATCCTGTTTAAATGGATCTGTTACGTATTTCAAATCCTTCTCATCAAATATACTGTTATAGAGGTCATAGAATGTCTGCATTTCTTCGTATGACGTAACCTGCTGACCAGCCGGAACTGTTTCACTCATCCCAGTTATGTAGTCAACACAGGCCTTACCCCATGCTTCATTCTTTCGTTTTAATGGTATTTTTTGAGGAGGAAAGATAGTATTACTATATTTCATAAGCGCTTATAAATTAAATATTGATTTATTGTTCTCAGAAGATGTTTCGAACCAAGCTTTTGAGAATAGTGGAACATCAAAGAGTCTGTTTGATTTCTCTTCCTGTTCTTTCTTTTTTACTGTCATATTATAGAGTTGCTGTCTATATATCATTAGGCATTGTAGTGCCCTAACACGGTCAAAGTTCCCTTTGTCATTATACTGTATTAGCTCTTCCAGTAGCGGCTCTGATAATATTCTTGATAGATTTTTTCTTCCTGGCTCATACTCTTCATTAAGCCAGTCTTTTATTAGTATTTCTGAATAGGCTATAATCTCCTTTGTCATATGTATCCCCTTGCGGCGATTGACAGTTGATTTACCTATTATATCATTGATGATGTCTGGCTGATCAGCCAAAAGGTAGTCACGATGTTTGTTTGCAAAGTAAGTAAATAAACCCTTCTTCTCGTTTTCATATAGGAGTCTTGCATTATAATAGATTAATAATTTCATTACGTTCTCATAGTGTTCGTCAGCAGTGTTTGGCCTGCCTGTATATTCTGCAACTATTATGTCATAGTATTCTTCAAAACCTTGAAATCGCTTATATATAAATGTAGATCCTAATGATGTTGAGTTCTCTGCTTTATCAAAATCATATGGGTCATTCCCTCCTATATACAGGCCAGATGGCGCATCCTTCATTGGATGTTCCCATATAACTATAGACCCAGTAGTGTCGTCGTCCTTCCCTAGTGGGTACTTTACTATATCTCCTTTCTTTTTCTGCTGCCAGGTAAGCTCTCCGTTTATCCATATCAAGTCTCCAACTTGCTTATGGTTCTGCAGTTTCTTATTTGTGCGTATCATGCTTAACTGAGTCTGCAATTCCTTTTTTGGGAATATGTTGCCAGTCAGTTCGAGGCAGGCTTCTTGAGGTGTAATCGGATTTTCTGCTACATACCTATCTATGGCTCTTGCGTCTGTGGCCCCATCAAGAACTTTCTTCCTCTCAGACATTACATATCCAAGAGCCTTGTCTTTCATAGTATTGCCATGGTCATCCATGAACATCCTTGATCCATCCTCATTCAATACAGACATATTGGCGTATACAGGAACGAAGAATCCACAAGTGCTCCCAATGGCTCCTTCATCCCATATATTGTCAAATGCCTTTATATTGTATCCAGATGGATTATAGAACATCTCCTTTAGACCATCGAACCTATTTGAATCGTCACCACCAGTACCAAATGCTATCATTAGACCGTATGCTACACCATCCTCTTCTACAGATGGCCTGGCTATTTGCCACGCTTGCAGGATATCTTTAAAGGAATTATGAACTACAGTAAAGTCATCTATTAAAAACAAATGATCTTTATCTACAGTGAATCCGTAATACGTGTCAACGCCATAATAAGAAACATCGAATCTAGTAGATGTTTCGTTTCTAAGAAATCCAGACTTGTCTTTTGACTTCTTTCTTTCTATCAACACAGGGATCTGCTCATGCCCATTCAATATGGCTAATCTCCACTGAACCTCGCCTCCTTTTATTAATTTCCCTTTTAATACCCTGTCCCTAGACACCCTGCTAGAAACAGATACGCGCATACCGAGACTTCTAGCTATAAATGCGGCTTTATCTATTATATGTTTTCTTGATTCATGTTGTGATATCTCTACGCACTTTTTTTTACTATTGTAGCTTCCATCTGTATCTATAAGTCCGGCAAGCAGCGACAGCCTGCTATGCTTGTCTGTATAGATATAGTCATCTGGGATGTCCTTGTTATTTAATATATTTAATCGACGTAGTTCATCTAGCATCCAGTTATTTGCACCTCTAACTC